ATTCCATCAACCATGGCCTCTTCTACTCAAGAAATTTCCACTCAAAAGTGCTGTTCAATCTATGCCGCAACCTGCTTCATAGTCCTCCTCCGATTTCAAATTCGAAAACGAAGAAAACAAACCGCACCCCAGCTGACCTACCCAATCCGCAATATCCTTTACGAATGGGAATCACGCCGCTCCATCCCCGTCGATACCGAGCCCTTTCCAATTTTTGACTACTCAAAATCGCTGCTCGCTTACATCGACCTCATCACATGCCACAAGATCTCGATTCACCTGGACCAACATATCCAGACCTATCGCGACCGCTTCGCTGCCCGAGACGAACCCTTTGATCTTCACTCCCCCCTACCCCAAGATCAACTTCCGTCCACACGCCAGCCCGCCCAAGGCATTTCTTTCGCAGAGAAGATCTATCACACGATCCCCTCCGGAACATTCAACATAGATGAGACTCAACACGTCCTCAAGAACGACCCCGACTTCATCGAATCTGACGAAGTTCGCTCCAACATCCTCTTTGATGAGACGCTCGACCTGTCCGGCCTCCCCCCACATCCAAAGATTGTCAAAGTGATCGAAGAATGGTTTCCCCAATTCCTCGTCCATCTTGACGAATACTGCCGCCCCCCAGCTTTCGGACCCCAAGCTTTTCTCGACTTTAACCGAGACTCTCCCGAATGCCCTCCCCCCACGAACGACCGCCACGAAATGATCATGACCCTCATCCGTCACCATTTCAACGTCAAACCCTACCGGCCCCTCCACTTCGCCGACGCCCTCGCCGCCGAAACGCCCCTCTCGACGTCTGCCTCGTACTATTCCAAGTTCGACCCCCGCACCCGCGTCCTCGCTCGCTATTCAGCTCCCTCCCGATACAGAGACATGCCTACCTCCAAAGGCTACAACATCAACGTTATGCTCAATGAGTTTAGACTTGAATTCCACCATATTAAATATGATGGCATCCCCTTCCCCAATGATGACCCCAACATCGTACAAGCCTCAACCCGCGCCGAAGAATACTTCGCCAAGCATCCCTCACAACTCTTCATCCGGACCCAAATCTCAAAACGCGACCCCTCCCAACCCAAGAAGATTCGCCCCGTCTACTCCGTTGACGACCGCTTCCTTCATATTGAGAAGACACTCACGACCCCAATGCTCCAACAGCTCCGCAATCCACAATGCTGCGTCGCTCACGGCCTCGAAACTTTTCGCGGCTCCATGACGCTATTAGACCGCATCGCGATTCACTTCACGTCGTACATCTCCCTCGACTGGTCCCAATTCGACCAACGTCTTCCCTACTACGTTATCGTCGCTTACTACCTTGACTTTCTGGCTTCCCTAATCATTGTTTCACATGGTTATATGCCCACTCGCTCCTACCCTGACACAACGTCAGACATCCACTCCTTCGCAAAAAGACAATTCAACGTCCTTCTGTTCCTCCTGACATGGTACCTTTCCATGACATTCTTAACTTTTGACGGTTTTGCCTTTATTCGCAACCTAGGTGGTGTACCCTCCGGGCTTCTAAACACCCAGTCCCTAGACTCCTTCGGAAACATGTACATCATTCTTGATTGCCTCCTGGAATTTGGATTTTCAGAGTCAGAGTGCACACAGATGCTTTTCAGCGTCCTCGGTGATGACAACCTCATCTACCTCAAGGCCAACTTAGAACGAGTAACCAAGTTCATGACATTCCTCGAAGTCTACTCCAAGACTCGCCACGGTATGGTCCTTTCCATACTCAAGTCCATGTACTCGAACCTCCGCTCCAAAATAACATTTCTAAGTTATGAGAACACCTATGGCTATGCCACCCGTCCCATCGGCAAGCTCGTAGCGCAACTCGCGTTCCCTGAACGCCCGATTCCTTCGCACCGCGAATGGATACACGCTGCCCGCGCCCTCGGCCTAGCTTACGCCTCCTGTGGCCAAGACCCCGTCTTCCACCTTCTTTGCAAGATGGTTTACGACTCCTTCCGGCCCCAAGACTCCGTCCCAACACACCATGTAATGAAAGTGTTCAAGAAATGGAAGTATCAACTTTCAGATTTTGACATTGAATCCGTTACATATTCCTTTCCCGAGTTTCCAACCTGCCCCGAAATCCGCCACGCAACCTACGGATACCAAGGCCCCTTCAACGAAACCGACAAATGGAATTTCAATGTGTTTACCGTCCCTCCAAGTGACAACCTCCAAGAATTTACTACTCTGAAGGACTATATACTGGATTCCGCCCCAGATATGGCCCACACAGCTTACGAATTTTGGCATGGTAAGAGATCCTTATGAATCTCCGTCCTTACTACTTTGTAATTACAATCACAAATAATAAAATAAAAAAAAATTTATAAAAATCGAC